ATACATATCCATAATATGGCTTGCCTCCTTTAGAGATTCCCTCTTTAAGAATATGCCCATGCTGGCACGCAGGTGGCTCATTTGGTATAGATGCCGCTATCTGATCGACAATTTCACCAACCGACCACGCAACAGGATTTTTAGGTTTATCAGCTTCAAAACTATCTCTTAGAATTGTTTCAATTTGTGCTGACTTAGATCCTGCCTTGCCATACATGTTTTGGCGACTTTCCAACTTCTCCTTAAAGGATTGATCTGCCTTGACAGTTTCCATGCTGTCTTTTGTAGCTGTTTTGTTTGAGCCTTTAAGAATTATTATTGCCCTTCCTAAACTACTGCTGGCAGTATCCTCGACATACCATTTTTTCATGTTCGCCATGTATGTTTCTCTAGATCCGAATGCAATGTTGCTAACTGCCGGTGCTGAATCTGTTGCATCTCGCCACAAGGTTGCTTGCACCAAGATATAACCCTTTTCAGGATCATGACTAATTACTGATATATCAGATCTACCCATTGGATAATTGGCAATAAACCATTTGTTCAAAGTTGCCACATCCTCATAATCCTCGAGATTAAATGCCATTAAAGATCATCTCCCTTTTTGAAGTCATTGTCGATTTCGGCATCATAAACTGTTTTGTAAATACCGATGTATGCTGCAATATCCACAAGACTGTCATGATGCCCCGGACTTTCCTGCAAACGACTAATTTTTTGCAAGATGTTAATGATACAAATATCATGAGGCATGACTGGGTATTCAAGATACGAACTGACCAGCTTTGCGATTCGCTCCATGTTGTAGAAAGGATGCCCATACACGACACCCCTTGACTGGATAGTTGTGATGGCTTCATCAAAGAGTTGCTCAGTTTTTGTCATAGTCAAATACTTCATCAGACTTGCGTTTTGTTTCAATCATTCGGCGATACATATCCCAGCCGTCTTTACGACCTTTCCAATAGCCTGATTGAAATGCAGTTTCTCTAATTTCATGAATAATCCATGCGCCTATTCCTAAGCCCATAAATATCCAAGCCAGTTGTAGCATGTCATCTTTCGCTGTCATTTTGTTGCCCACTCCCTTATTGCATTAGGCACGACAACAGGATCTCTGTCATCGATTACTGTATAGATTGCTCCTGACGGATGAATTGATGGTGGAGCAGCCACATAACCTTTCCATTTAATATCAATGCCAGTTTCGAGTTTGCCAGCAAAAACATCAGTTGGGTTGGCTTGGTAATAAAGATGGTAGCCGTCGCCAGTCTTTACTGTGTAAGTTGGGGCAAATCGCTCATCAATGTTTCCACCATTACGGAAATCAATGTCAAAAACAACCATTCCAGATTGATAACAAGCTATGCCAATGTTGATATTGTCATCATAATCAAACCAAAAGTTGATGAGATCTTTGTCGGTGGTTGCTGATAGGTAGGCCCTTTGAGCCAAATCAAAATGCGGATCTTTTTTGCATGGCAATAATGGCAAAACTGCCCATCCTCGCTCTGCATAATCTAAGGCTATGCCTCGATTACTTGTATCTAGTTTCATGTTGCTCCCTTACATGTCCACATCGGTTGTGGATACATAAAGTATGACCTAGATCAAGGAGGCTTGGTTAATTACTTTCGGCGTGTTTTATAACGATTAGATAACGCTAAGATCTTCAAATTCATCGATATGAGTATCAATCGTGCGCTCGATATAGTCTGTTTCACGCCCCATAATACCTTTTATTGTATCGGAATGATCCGTCATGATTGACTGGAATTAACTCAACAGAATGACCGCCTTTACCAAAGGTCATGACTACAAATCCCATGTTCCAATCGGCTGACGCATACTTTAGATATGACGCTTTGTTTTTCATATCCATAAGATGACCGGCTTCTATGCCCCAAATCGTTGAATAACGCCCGTTTAAGCCAGTTTGGTGTCGGACTGCACCCTGACGATGGCTATGCCCACAAACGGTGTTCATTTGCCACTTTTTAGCCAAATTAAGGGCAGTTATACCGGCGTGCTTGGACATGACACCCTCATCGCCATGAGCAAGGAACCAATTTTTTTCAAAGGCAAAACCTCGGCGGTGGAATTTGATGCCAAGACTTGAGAAATCCATGAAGCGTTCATAAGTCAATTCAGGCAAACCGATTAACGACGGAGCACCTTTAAGCAATGTGGTGTAAAGCCGATCCGTATGATTTGATCTGACTATATCTGTCGTGCCTAAATCGAATAATATGTCTTGGGCTAAAGATCTTTCTTGATCCAATGTTTCAGCAAATTCTAGTTTTGTCCCTTTTACCCAACGACTTTGACTAGTGAAATCTAGCTCATCACCACAATTTAATACATAATCGAATTTCTCATGCTTGCTCATGCGTATGAGGTTTTTTACAGCTTGTTGGTGGTGAAGTGGAATTTGCAAATCTGGCGTTATGAGATACCTACGATTGGCTTTAATCGTCATCCTCATCGTCAGTTGGATCTATGGAAGGAATGATCCCGCCATCGCCTACGATCCAATCAGGGAAAGTCTTATGCTCGGTCATCAGCCAGAATGCGTGCTCTGGTGTAAATCCTGCTTTACGAGCTGCTTTATAACATTCGTGCAATGCGGTGTAATGCTGATCGATCTTTGTTAATGGTTCAGGAGATTGGCGAACGACACGACGATTGATCTTTTTGCGTTTGATAGGTTTTCGAGTGTTCGCCATAAATAAAATTATCGCTTAGAGATTAAAACAAATAGATCATCGACACGCTGTTCCAATCGATTAATCTGATCCTTAATTGATGAGCCTCCGTTTGGTTTCAATTCATTCAAATAGGATTTAATAACCCAGCGCAGACCCACTAACAAACTTGTTGATATGGCGGATACGCCAACGGCGATACCAACCCATTCGTTTGCTGTCATTTCGCATTAATTCCATAATCAGCTTCTTTACCAGACTTTGGATCTAATGCTTTTGCGATAGGTGCAACTAATGCTCCAGCCAAGATTGCAAACTCTGGGCGAATGTCAGCAACAATTGCTAATAGAACAGTAATGCCGGAAGCAGCCACAGCTCTTAAATATGACTTAATTGCAGCCTTGTGTTTGTTAGATAGTTTCATGCGTTGCCTCCTAGTAGTGGGATGTTAAAGAACTCTGAATTATTATCTTGGTCTTTTTTGAAACTGATATGGATATGATGCAAGTGTGGATTCCCTTTATACGATCTCCAACGCCATCCAAGCAACGGGGATGCAATACGGCTTTGATGGATTACATAACTGATGCGACCATTGGATTTCCCAAATGATCGAATTTGATCTGCCAAATATGCTGAAAGCCCTTTGTCGTCAGAAAGCCGAGCGTCAATATCAATGGCTCGCACGCATCCTGTTGCATCTGGATTGTGGTCGCTCTTTCTTGTGCTATGTCTAGCATCACCAATCCACCCATCAGATTTACGCAAACGCTCTGGGAAGCAATCATCAATTTGTTCCCTAAGTTGAATGGCTGCTTTAGATAAAAAAGGCTTCATTACAAAAGGAGCAGTTTTGCTTCATCCTCAGTAATGCCTAATCGGTCTAATAAGGCTGCTTTAGCATCTGCTTTTGCTTGTGCTTGCGCTTTGCTAACCTGATGGGCTGCTTGCTCTGCTTCATATTCAGCAAACTCAGCGTCAGTCATTTCTCTATCTATAACTTCATCTGTTTCTGCATTATGTATTCTTATTGTTGGATTGCTCATTATTTCACCCCATAGATTAGAACTGTTCCAGCAGACCAAGTTCCGGCACCTGGTGCTTGAAATTTAATAGAAGAAATTGCTGTTGTATCTCTAATCACACCAGAACCAACTTCTGTACATATTGTAGAAGAAATTACAAAACTCGTTAAACTATTAAATCCTTTATATGTAGTGCTAGAAGCATAATTTTGGATAGTCAAACTTGAAAAGTTATTTGTACTATTTGCTGATATTGAATTTTGTAATGGAAACACATTAACTTGACTATTTGTAATTAAATTTGTTTGCAATGTATTATTTGAATTAGCCTGTTGAAGTCCATAAGAACCTGTTGTCTGGGAATTTACTTGAACATTTGGCTGACCACTTGTTGCACTGCTAGCCCCATAAATGTAAACTACTAAATCAATATAGGTTTGGTCAATACTAGAAATTGTTGTTGAAGTACTTGATAAGGTTGTAGTTGATAATAAAGTCATACCACCAGCAGCAGGTGCAGCCCATTTAAGTCCAGTTGGTGAAACAGTAGAATCGGCTGTTAAAACATGTCCGTTTGTTCCTACAGCTAAACGACCAATAGTGTTATCAGCTGTTCCAACAATTAAATCGCCTTTTGCATCTATTGTGCTTAGTGTTGGAGTTGTCAAAACTGGTGAAGTTAAAGTTTTATTTGTCAATGTTTGTGCGGTTGTTAAATCAGCAGTTACAGCTGTATTAATTGAAACTGTTGGAATTGGTCCTGTGCCTGATGCAACTGAAATTCCTGTGCCGGCTGCAACTTCGGTAATATCACCGACATCATTTGCAACCCATGCCGGAACTCCTGCAACCACAGATAAAATTTGACCAGTTGTTCCAATGCCGAGTCTTGTATTTGTGTTTGCTGTTGATGATCGATATTCAATATCGCCAAGTGTTGTAGATGGATTTAAGTTTTTTGTGGTGGTATCAATAGATGAACCGAGCGTGCGAATAGCAGCTGCGCCATCCTTAACCAAATCAGTATCGTTTGGCGTTGTCCATCCATAATTCGTAGTTGTTGCCATATTATGCTACTGCTCCTATCGCATTTTCCCATGTTAGTATAGCGGATAAAGTGTTCCATGCCTCTGAGGCTGATACCTGATCCCAAGCAAGTGCTACTTGAGAAAATTCAATCGGGCTCAAATTTATGGTTAAGAATAATTCGTTGAATCTAGTGCTCCAACGCCAACCTTCAACATAACCCTCAAATTGCTCGGTTGGGGCTATCTGAACAGGCAAGTCTGTTATACGCATTGGCTGACCTACAAAAATTTGCAACAAAGCATCTCTGTCAGAATCATCAATGGCTGAGTTGGTCAATGGGAATGTAATGCTGTCAAATAAGGCTCTTGGATATGATCTAAGGGCAATAAAGCGATCAGCCACAGCTTGAGCATCGGTAGCATCATGCAAGACTGTATTTAGGGTTTCACCTCGATAACCAAAGGTTGCAATGCTAGTTAGGTCAATTGCAGTTTTCTGTGATCCATAATTATTGCCGTAATTTAGGATAATCTCATTTCGAACATCTGCACCTCTAGTCAAAACCTTTAATCCTGCACCAATAGCAGTATTGGCTGAAATCTCTGTGTATCCATTATTGGCAAGATAATTCTGTCTGTGAGTTGTGTCAGCATAAGAGATGCGACCCTCATTGTCCTCGTATAAAACACCAAATGCGCTGTTAGCAATAAGACTTGCAATGTTGTAAGTGGTGTCAGGATCAGCGGTGCGATTTTCAAGTTCATAAACCCCTGGTCGATCAATCTCGCCAAGTCCTAGATTTTCTGCATTTGCCCAAGTAATTGTTGCATCATAGCCAGACCAAGTTTCAGCTGCTGGCACTTCATTCCAATTGTTTAAGAATAACTCTGAAAGCAATTCATAGATTTGATCGCCGTCATCATCTCGAGCCAATGTTCCGTTGTAAATTACTTTTGGCAGTTTAGCCAATGAACCTAGAGCAAGGATGGTATATGTAAAAGTTTCAGCAATACTGCTTGCCGTTGCAACCTCGGTTGTGATGTCTGTGATGTTGCCACCAAACAAAGTTCGATAGGTGTCTGTGCTGTCCTTAACTTGTAGAGTTAATCCATCATTGACTTGCAAATTATAGTTTTCATTGTTCAAGGCAACCAATTCAATTTGCATATAAGATGGATTTGGTTGAGAGTAAATATCCTCTCGACCAGCCTGATGGGCTATGTCAGATATTGCAACATTTGTGTATTCAACTCCATTAACTGTTAATTTATATTCGGGAGTAAATACAGTCATTAATTGCCCTTTATGCCTGAGTTATAAAGCTGTGGAATTGATCTTGATGCGCTGTCATTTAATACTTTTGCAACTGCTCTTGCAGCACCTTCGCTATCAACGGCTTGAACTGATATGTTGATTGTATTCCCACCAGCTTGACCAAATGGAGTTCCTGTTGCGCTTTGTGGAACACCTCTAATTTGAGCCGATGCTGCAATGTTAGCAATTGAACCAATATCTGCTCCGGGTTTAATCAAGTTAATAACTCTGATACTTTCATTTGCAAGGCTTATAATTAAACCAATTGCTTCTCTAAGGAATGTAATAAATCCTTGAATAATGCCAGCCACAGCGGCAATGCCCTTGCCTAAACTTTCGGCACTTCTTTGGCTCTCTTGTAATCCTGCACTTAATCCAGCATCTCCAGTTAAGCCAGCAATAAACGCATTTAGAGTTGGAATGCCTGTGTTGTTAAGGAAGCCAATAAACTTTTCAACCTGTGGTAATAAAGCAACTCCAAGACTTTCTTTCGCTTCATCAAATCCAACTTTTAAGCGATCAATCTTTCCTTGAAATGTTTCGGCGTTTGTAGCTGCTGCCCCACCATAAAGATCTGAAAGTTTTTGTTGAACTTCGGTGAATGAAAGTGTCGCAAGTTCGCTTTTTGATAATCCAAGTCCTAGTCTGCCAAGAGCTGTGGTATTGCCGTCTTGCGCCCTACCCAAAGCATTTGCAACCGTTTCAAGTTCAAGTCCTCGACCTTTTGCAATATCTAAAGATAAATTTAATAATCTTTGTGCTTCATTAACATCTTTTGTTGATACGGCTAATCTTTGAAATGCTGGTCTAAGTTGGTCATCAGCAACACCGGTTGCAAGTGAGGTCTTGAGAATATAATCCTCAGTAGCCTTTATCTGGTCATCAGTTGCCCCTGTGGCGGTCTTTAACGCAGCAGCCAACCTTAACTGTGCTTGCTCATCCTCTATTGCTGATTTAACCCCATCAACGGCTAATTTAGTGCCATAGGCAATGGCAGCAGCAGCAGCAACCGCAAATGCAGCAGCAGCTCTTTTACCAAATTCGCCGACCTTATCTCCAAAAGTTTGTATCTCATCATCGGCTTTTTTTAATCCTTTTTGCAGATTATCAATATCAGCAGCAAGGGAAAGCGTTAAGGTTCTAGATGCCATCTGACCAGTCTTTTCTAATCTCCAAAATTATTTCCTCAAACTCTTTAATGATAGTCGGTTGCAAATGTCTAATAGTTGGATAAATAAACCAACCTCTTGAACCTGCACCTTTAGGCATTGGCCCTGACCATCTTGGAAATTGCGGATAATTCTTTGATCCAAATTCGCTTGCAGCACCAATACCAGTTCGGCTTCCTTTAGGATCATTACGAGTATTGAATTGCGTTGTTGCTCCACCTGAAAATTTTTGTCCAGCAAAACCAAAAGATATTTCGCCAAGTAATGATGAAACTTTTACTTTACCACCTTGAGCAACACGATTTGCAACTTTACCTCTAGATGATGCAACCCGTCTAATTTCATTTAATTCTTTTTGAGCAAGTTCTTGAACTTTGCGTTTTGTTTCTTTAACAGCGGTTTCATCCATTTGGCGTAATACTCGAGCAATGTTGTTTAATTCTCGCTTATCATAGGCAATCGATGGTTGCGTGCTAACTGCCATTTCTCGCCTCCAATACTTCGATCGCTGTTAATATGTCATCTGCATCAACCCATTCACTCATTGGTATATGAGTTGCAATTGCTAACTCAACCAATAATCTGCTTAGGCTTCCTGCTTTGTGGCTTTTGGGTCTGCATCACCGACAATGACATCGGCTACTGTTTCCATCCAAATATCCATTGGTTTGATTGGTTTGCTTCCGGCAACTTCACGCTTATGAGCATGATAAGCCAAAAACATAAGATCCCAAATACCCAGCTTCTCGGATGCTTGTCCAATGACATTTCCTGTCTGCTTTTCCCATTTCGCCCACTCAGGCGGTTGGGCAATATAAGTTGCTTGCTCGCCTGAGCTGTATTCAATTGTAATTGGTAGTTTCATTTTGCTCCCGTTGTTAGATTTTAACTAAATGTTTCTACTACTGCGCCCTTTGATACTGTGAAAGTAAAGGAAACAGTTTGAGCATCAACACCTGAACCACCAGCAGTTGGAAACTCTGGCTTTACTGGAAACACAAATTGCGCTCCTGATGCAGCTGTAAGTGTCATGCTGATGTCTGTATCTGGTGCGCTTTCAGCAGCAGCCCATAGAGCCTCACATACTGAACTTGTTTTGCCCCAATCAGCCAACATATCCAATTGGAATGTTCCCGAAATGTTTGTTGTCTTGTAAGCCTCTCCATCCATAGTCTGATAAACCTGTCGTTCATTGACTTTGGTTAGAACTGCATTTGTCGCTTGTGCTTGAATATCTGTTCCACCTGTGAAAGATAAACCAACATCACGACCGGTAATTACGACTGTTGCCATGATTTCTCCTTATACTGTTTGTGTGTAGTAGGTAGATACTCGAACA